TCGCAGTGTTGTAAATTAAAGTGTATCCATCTTGAACACCCTCTAGATCTACATCCGCTAACGTCTCTATTTTAGTTGATGTTCTTTTACTTACTATACTTGTATTTATAGCATTTGAAGTTCCTACAGTAACTTTAAGTGACATTATTTTGTTACCTCCGGATTAATTACAACGATTCCTTCTAGGACTCGTAGCGTTTCATCTTCGCCTGTAATTTCGATATCATACACATATCTACCTGCTTTTATTGCTGATGTTTGCGCAGCAGTCAATGAAATAGTAACTTCGCCGTCTAGTGGTAGAGAAACTTCTGTTGTAAAATTTATAGAAGTATTGGTGTAGTATGATTTGCGCATTTGTGCTGCTGCAGTATAATCGGAAAGATCTTTCGGATCTCCGCTCTGATCATTTACTACAAGAGATAAAGAAAAAGTTGTTCCCTGATCAATGTATATATTTTGAATTTGTGCCATCTGGAACCCTTATAAATTATACGGTAATATTTATAATAACTGAGAATACTATGCAAACGATTTTGATGTTAAAATATGGGAAAAAATATTCTGCAGCAGACGTAAACAGAATAGTAAATGATACTGGTAGAAAATACAACTATGCTTGTATCACCGACGATCCAACAGACCTAGATCCAATCATAAAAATAATTCCAATGCCAGAAGATGTAGAAGGTCACTGGATTAAAATATGGATGTATACTCTTGAAGGTTTGGGTGACACTTTATACCTGGATCTTGATGTTAGAATACAAAAAAATATTGATCATCTGTGGAATTACCTTGACATTTATCCAACAATAGCGTATACTTACTGGAAGAATAAAGAGTGGCCAGATTATGATGGCGGAACTCATGGTATGCGTTACTTGAGTAATTACAACTCGAGTGTTGTACTGTGGAAAGAAGGAACTGTTCAACATATTTGGGAACACTTTGAGAACAACGCTGATTACTACATGGTTAAATACTTTGGTGATGATAGGTTTTTATGGCATGAAGATTTTCGATTTAATCGTTTCCCGCGAGGCGAGTTATACTCATTTGTATATGGCGCAGATTATTATGGTGTAGATGATGACAATGATTCCTTCGTGTATCGCCCAAGATATACCATAGCATTACTAAACGGTTTGGATCAATTCCCAGGAGCAGATAAAAAATATGATGAATTTCGTATGCATCAAGTGGGGTGATAAGTATCCTGCCAAATATGTGAATAATCTTTACAACATGGTAAAGAAAAATTATGCTCGCAATCCTGCGTCATATACTTTCACATGTTATACTGACGATGCAGAGGGAATTGACTGTGATACTGCACCAATACCAGACGATGGTATTTTACACCCGAAGCATTGGTTTGAAAAAGAAACTTTCTGCTTTGACCGTGCAAAGTTCTTGGTATTCAATTCACACAATTGGTTGGGATACGAGGGCAACTGGTGCTACTTTGATCTTGATGTAGTAATCCAAGAAAATATAACAGACATAGAACAACTTGCACAGAAACCAAGAATTATTCACAGTCGTTGGCAACCTAAATCACAGATACACGACAGATTGTTTATTGATACTCGAGGAACATTCTACAACTCTAGTATGATGTTATGGCCTGGTAAAGCATGCGAGCATATTTACGATGATGTTGTAACGCACAATGAAATTGTTTTCAAAACTTACATTAAAGGTAGTGACAATTATCATTACTGGAGACAGAGAGATTTCTGGAAGGACATTCCAGGTGGATGGATCTACTCTTGGAATCGTGGGAAGCATTATCCAGAGGACATTGAAAAATTTATATATAGGAAAGACGCCAAGATTTGCTTGTTCAATACAGACAACATACCACACCCAAGTGCAAAACAACAAATTAAATTGGTAGAATGTAAAGATCCAGATATTATTAGATTGTGGAACTGTGAATGAGAGTAAACTATATCTGCTGTAAATGGGGAACAAAGTATTCCGCTGAGTTTGTCAATCGCCTATACCGAATGGCAAAGAAGCACACCCCTGATAATTTTGAGTTCCATTTCTATTGCTATACAGACAACAGTGAAGATTTTGATAATGAAATTAAAGTCATCGACTTCCCAGACATTCCCGACATCCATCCGAAATACTGGTTCGGTTCAGAGGATTTCAAATACGGCATGGCACGTTGTTGGGACAGACCGAAGACGTTCATCTTCAATACACATAACTTCGCAGACGATAAACCCACTGGCAGATTTGTCTTTTTCGACCTTGATGTTATCATACAAAATGATTTGTCGCCAATCATCACTTATGACCTAGAGAATCCTACCAAGTTGCGGTCGTGGTGGCAAGATCCTCGACCCATGAAGACTCGAAACTTTAAATTATCCCATGGTGCATATACCAATGGTAGTTGTATGGTGTGGTCAGATGATCAGACAGAGTGCATCTGGCAGGATGTATTAGAACACCAAGAGCGCATTTGGTTTACGTTCACGGATGGAACAGACAACTATCACAGTTGGAGGTGGGGAGACTTCAGTGACACTCCACTCTGGAGACACTTTCCAAGCACCTTTGCGTATTCATACAATCGTGGTCGCAACTGGCATGAAGGCGATTTAGAAGTAGGAATATATAGAAAGGACTGTATCCTTTGTGTGTTTAACGTGGACCTGCTTCCGTTTCAGGATAATAGTAGAGGTAAAGTCAAGCAGGAGTCGCTCGTCGACCCTGATCTTTTAGAGCATTGGAATGTATGATGATTAGCATTTACACCGTTAAGTGGGGATTTAAATACAACTCAGAACATGTCAATAAAATTCTGGAACAATGTAAGGAGTATATTACTTCTGAGTTTGAGTTTTACTGTCTGACCGAGCATTCGCTTGGGTTAGATCCAGAGATAAATGTCATTCCTTTTCCTGAAGATAATTATTATGAGAAATGGTGGAACAAACTTTATCTTTTTGATAAATCTGTTATCAGAAAACAAGGCGAGAAACTTTTCTTAGACTTGGATATTGGGATTCAACAGAACATCGATTGTATTGTAGATCATGATCCCGAGGATGGACTAACATTTGTTCGCACTCATTGGCACAACATGAAGAAAATGAAAACAGACACAAAGGATATTCCGCACAAATACACGGATCTCAATTCTAGTGTTCTGCGGTGGAACGACAGATTAGATATTGATAAGATTACCAAGTTCGTCAGAGATTATCCCGACCAGATGTTCTATTATTATCGAGGGCTTGACAATCTATTTGGACATCAGAGAGACCGTCTACTAAAGATTAATTTTTTCCCTGATGGTTGGGTTTATAGTTATAACTATGGATACATGTGGCCAACTGATGTGAGAGAACAAGTTTTACGAGAAGAACCACTTATTTGCTTATATGATTCAATGGAAAGACCACAAGATGTTAAATTATAATTACTTAAACAACTATCGTTATTGGGGTGAGGGTCTAGAAAAGATCAATCACGAAATGCCGTATAAGCATGAGGATTTTAGAAAATCCCTGAATCCAAATACTATGGATGCTGCTATCTGGTTGGTAGAAAATCTACAGAGACTTACTCGTGGTCCGAATCCGTTGAATATTACTATTCTAAATTCTTGGTTAGGATTTCCGCTTGTTCCACTTCTTTGTGAAAATTTAGACGTCAAGAAAATTGATCTTATCGACATCGACAAAGATGCATTAGAATTATCAAAAGTGTTTAATCGTTATTATTCTGAGAAGGGTGTTGAGTTAAATCATATCAATTGGGATATTCCTTTTGCATACCATGATATTAATGCATTGGAAACTGATGTAGTAATATCGCTTGGGTGTGAAACTATGTATCCTCTTAAGAAAATGACGACGGCAAATCCAGATTGTATCTTCGCATGTCAGTCATCAAATGTTTTCAGAGAGATGTATGGTATCAACTGTGTACCTACACTGGAAGACCATATCGAGAATGTTGGAATCACCACAGTTGAATATCAGGGTCAGATTGAACAGCACTATTGGTCTTGGGATGGTAAGGTAAATTTCGATCGCTTCATGGTAATTGGGAAGAAATAATATGGCAAGAGCAAGAGTAGTTTCACAACCACCCCAAGATTATGTTCCGGAACCATTAGTAGCGCCTCCACCTCCACCAGAAATTATTGAAGAACAAAAGTGGATAGATGGTAATCTAGAAGAAGAAGTTGAACAAAATGAACCTTCCCAAGAAGAACTTGAGAAGGAAAGAATTGCACAAGAAAAATATGAAGAACTGCAACGCAAGAAAGCAGAAGAAGAAACTAGACTCTCAGTAGAGTTGCAATCTTTACGCGAACAAAATGAAAAACTTATCAGAGAAAAAGAAGCAGCAGAAAAGGCAAGAGAAGAACAAATTCTCAGGGTGCGGCGACAGGCAACTGAACAGGGTGGCAGTCAGTTGAACATGGTACAGGCACGGAAACCTACTTTATTCAGCAGAATAAAAGATTTCTTTAAGCGCAGAAGAATTCAATTTGCTACCATTCCACAAGCAAACTACGAACAAGCAATCATCCATCAAGCATCAGTTGCTGTTCCAAAGATGCTTGATGAAATCGAAAAGATGCATGAGAGTTTGACGATACTCGAAGAACTATTGGCAAAGCACAAAGAACGCGAGAAGATCAAGAAAAATGAGAAGCATCCTCGCCACTAATGTCCTCAATCATTGACCGCCAAATTTCAAGATGAGGAACTACGTAAGCAAGCGTTAGTCTCTTGGCAGTATTACCGCAGCAGTGATAGATAATTTTATTTGGATCGCTACGATCACCAAAGTATCCAACCTTACACGACCATCCCTTTGGATCGACCATAGTAACAACTTCTTTTGTTACAGGATCCAAGTAACGGAAGAATCCGCCATTTTCCTCAGCATTATATGTGATAAGAATATTATATCCTGATGCGTTCCAGTTGTTGTGCCATCCCATAAATCCATTTTCAGGGTAGTATGTAAACACTGCATTATTTCTTGCGCCCAGATAACTGATCAATTCTTTATTAGTTTCTTGTTGCCTTCTACCATATTCAGAAGGGAACCATGGTTGCCCATGTGCCTGTGACATATCAGTGCACCATGCAACATCAGGAAATCCAACGTGCTTTTCACCCTTACCCACGATATGATTCATATACTGCTCGTCGGTAGCGGTGTCCACATTTAATCCACCTTGACGTCTTCTTTGCATATCTTCTGGACCCAGAACAAGATGTTGATCATTTTGTTCAAAGAACCATTTGGTAAATGGGTCTAGAATGTCACTTAGTTCTTTAGAAACTGAATTTGTAAATTGTAGCATGTGTTTCCTGTTTAAGTTAATAAGGAATGTGGGATTGTGTAATGATAAATTACTATTGGTTGACCTTGCAATTCTTCTTCTTTGTAACCTGAAACAAAGTTCCATCTAGCATCTGGGTCGGGGAATCTAGCAGTCTTAACACCAAAATCAAAATGATTTAGAAGTCTCCACATTGTGAATGTGTCCCACTGCAGAGCAGATTCAGGATAATGCTTGCGATCCCATCCTGGTTTATTCTGTTCCCAATACTCATCATACCAAGCACGCATTAGTTTTAGAGTATGTGCATTATTTCGATAGATGAACAACCCACAATGCTCAGTCATTTCTTCAGTGTCTGAGAGTTTAGTTATTGCTGCATTGTATGGACGATTAGCAGTAAACAACACATCTACATCTTCTGGAATCTGATCAAAGATTTTAGTTATGTCTTCATGTTCAACTTCCGTGTCACAATCCATGTAAACAGTCAGGTCATATGGTGTCTGATCAAGCGCCCACAGTTTTGCACGCTTGTCTCTTGGGACATTCTCAGTAATAACGGTATCAAAAATTTCATAGTCATCTGGTTGAACCCATTCCTCATGCGTGAAGAATGTTATTTTTGCATCAGGATAGAAGTCGCGTAGAGATATAGCAGAATTTCTTGCTGCTCTGTAGTAACCTTTTCTTACTGTTGCAACATAGAGAAACCCATTATTCTGCATTAACTGCTTCTCTGACAATAGCAGTGTTTGCTTCTTCCTGTTGTAGAAGAATAACAGTGTAAGCAGTAACTTCCATAATATTCTTGGCCTTACGAATCTTAGATTTTAAATCACGATTCTTCGAGGACTTGATCAAGTCAATTTCAAATGCATCCAGTTTAGCAGCGAACAGTTGCTCTTGCTGCATGCGAGTTTTGTCAACCTTCTGGCGTTCAATGTTATGCTTAATATGTTGGTTGCGATCATCAAACCGCTTTTTAGTATTCGCGTCAATCTGTTCGACGCTAAACTTTTTCATCAATTCATCGAAGTCACGATTAGTACCATCGTTCATAATTGATGCAGTTGCTCGTTTACCCGTATCAGGATAAACGAACTCTGCGATAACATGTTGTTTTTCTTTGTTCGCCCAATAAGGATTTTCAATAGTGCGTGTGGTAGTCATTCAAATCTCCATTAAAAAAATATTTTCTCAATATTATATATACGCGATTTTTACCCAAAAGTCAAGGTTTTTATACTGTGCGAACCCAAAGTTTTATCGTCGATACAGTTTCTTTAGTTTCAATTACTGTTGCACCAACGAAGGTGTTGGAGTATGTTCCGCTGAAGTTACCAGCATAGTTACCAGTATAGTTTCTTGACCCAGCATAGAATCCAGTGTAGTTACCTGTAAAGAATCCAGTGTAGTTACCTGTATATGTTGCAGTGCCTGTATAGAACCCAGTGTAGTTACCTGTGAAGAATCCAGTATAGTTGCCTGTGAACGTGGCGGTACCAACATAATTACCAGAGAAGAATCCAGTATATGTTCCTGAGTAGAATCCAGTATATGTCGCAGGTCCAACATAGTTGCCCGTAAAGAATCCTAGATAGTTACCTGTGAAATTTCCAGCATAGTTTGCTGCATAGTTTCTTGAACCAGAGAAGAATCCAGTATATGTTCCAAGGTAGTTGCCTGCATAATTGCCAGCATAGTTTCTTGAACCAGAGAAGTTCTGTGAATATGTTCCTAGGTAGTTACCCGCATAGTTACCAGCATAGTTTCTTGAACCAGAGAAGTTTCTAGAATATGTTCCAAGATAGTTACCTGCATAGTTACCAGCAAAGTTCCTAGAACCAGCATACGTTCCTAGATAGTTGCCGCTGAAGTTTCCTAAGTAACTTCCACTAAAGTTTCTTGAATATGTTCCAAGGTAGTTGCCGCTGAAGTTTCCTAAGTAACTTCCACTAAAGTTTCTTGAATATGTTCCAAGGTAGTTACCAGCGAATGTTCCACCAGCGAAACCACCAAAGAATGGCACATAGTTTCCGAGGTAGTTACCACTGAAACTGCCAAGGTAGTTACCAGTGAAGTTCTGTGAATATGTTCCAAGGTAGTTACCACTGAAACTGCCAAGGTAGTTACCAGTGAAGTTCTGTGAATATGTTCCAAGGTAGTTGCCTGCATAATTGCCAGCATAGTTTCTCGACCCAGAATATGTTCCAAGGTAGTTGCCTGAGAAGTTACCCAGATAACTACCAGCATAGTTTCTAGAACCAGCATACGTTCCTAGATAGTTGCCACTGAAATTACCAAGATAGTTGCCAGAATAGGTTCTAGAACCAGCATATGTTCCTAGGTAGTTGCCACTGAAGTTTCCAGCATAGTTACCAGAATAGGTTCTAGATCCAGAGAAAAATCCAGTATATGTTCCGCTAAAGTTTCTGGTATAGTTACCAGAATACCCAGCAGTTCCAACATATCCGCCTGCATAATTTCCAGTGAAGTTACCTGCATAATTTCCAGAATAACTCTGCGGACCAACATATCCACCGCTGAAATTATTAGCAAAACTTCCTGCATATGTTCCAGAATAACTCTGCGGACCAACATATCCACCGCTGAAAGTATTTGCGAATGAACCAGCATATGTGCCTGCATAGTTACCAGAAAAGTTTCTAGATCCACTAAAATTGCCTACATAGTTACCAGCAAAGTTACCGACATAGTTTTGTGGTGAAACTTGTTCACGAGTATCTGCAAACTGATCACCCAGTTCGACCCATGTTCCACCAGAAACAGGGGCAGATGATTGGACTTTATACAATCCTACACCACTATCAACAATTCTGTTTCTGAAATTCGGAAGCATCTGTAGAATTTCCGAAGATGACATTTCTTTGACATCTTTAGTGTCAATAAGTTTCAGTGGTTTTAAATTGGAGTCTGAAAGAGTAGTCGCAGCAGTTTTCTGCCACAGATATGTTACTGTGTTTCCACCATTGGCAACATCTGTTAAGGTATAACGTGAAACCCATGTACCACCTGATGGTGCAGTAGGTTGCAATCTATACTGTCCAGCAGTATAAGTTGTTTCGGAGACCATCGCATTAATAGCATAATCCAGAATTTCAGTATCAATCTGTGCGTCTGTTAGTTCTTTGATACCGTCGTCATATTTTAGTGGACGATTAGTAATGTTTTCCGTGGCAGCAGCAGTAACCTGCTTAACAGTATATGTTGTAGTAGAAACTGCACCAGTTGCAGGGTGTGTGCCTGTTGCTTCTGTTCGATCTGTATCAGCGAATGTTCCGATTGTAGTACCAGATCCACTGTTGTTTGTGGTAATGTTAATTTCAGCTGTGCCTGCGCCATCTGAGTTCGCACCAAAGGAAACAGTAAGAGTTTGCGCAATATAGTTTTTTACCTCGTCAACAGACATCTGCTGCAGACCCTGCCAGTTTGCAGCAGAAACTGGCGTTGCTGAGGATTTATTTCTTAGTACCATATTATGCTGCCCTTATCCACAATTTTACGGATGAAACTGTTTCTTTAGTTGCTTGTATTGTTGCTCCTGAAAACGTTCCACTGAAATTGCCAGAGAATTGTCTCGAGTAATTACCAAGGAAGTTTCCAGTTCCTATATAGGTTCCAGAATAAGTTCTAGATCCAGAGTAACTTATTGTTCCTCCGTAGTTTCCAACATAGTTGCCAGAATAAGTTCTAGATCCAGCATACGCTTGGAGACCAGAGAAAAATCCTAGATAGTTACCAGAATAGTTTCTCGAACCAGAGTAACTTATTGTTCCACCGTAGTTTCCTAAGTAGTTACCAGAATAGTTTCTCGATCCAGAATACGCTTGAAGACCAGAGAAAACTCCTAGATAGTTACCAGAATAAGTTCTAGATCCAGAATAACTTATTGTTCCACCGTAGTTTCCAACATAATTACCAGAATAAGTTCTAGATCCAGAGTAAACGCCAGCATCACCATAGAATCCTAAATAGTTACCAGAATATGCTCTAGATCCAGCATAGTTCTGTGGACTAGTGTAGATTCCTGTACCCGAGTAGTTACCACTGTAGTTTCTAGAACCAGCATAGTTCTGTGGTCCATCAAAGTTTCCAGTTCCTAAATAGTTACCAGAATAGTTTCTAGATCCAGAGTAGTTCGCTGGTCCAGTAAAGAATCCTGTTCCTGCGTAGTTACCAGAATATGTTCTAAATCCAGAGTAGTTCTGTGGACCTGCAAAAGTCCCTGTTCCTGCGTAGTTACCAGAGTATGCTCTAGATCCAGCATAGTTCTGCGGTCCAACAAAGTTTCCTGTGCCTAGATAGTTACCAGAATAGTTTCTAGATCCAGAAAACGTTCCGGAGTAATTTATATTCGGCGCTGCATAATACCCAACATATCCATCAGGTGGATCAAGCGTATAATTTCTAGAACCTGCGAAATTACCAGAATATGGTGGACCTGCAGGTCCCTGATAAAATACTGGGAAACTGCCGATTGGGGTCATATTCAGCGCAATGAATCCTGGACCTGTGTAGAATCCTCCAGGACCACTGAAGTACGGTGTCTCAAAAAATACTACCGTATCCATATTATTAGGAGTTGGTTGGTATATTGTGTATGGTGTACCAGAATATCCTATTTGTCCAGAAAACGTTCCTGAATAATATTCTGCCATGAAGGACCCACCAGGAGCAGAGTATGATGGACCAGCATAAAATCCTGTGTAGTTTCTCGACCCAGAATAGAATCCAATAAAAGGGGGTGGTTCTGGTGAAAGGAAGTTTGGACCTATGTAGTTACCAGTATAATTTCTAGAACCAGCATAGTTCTGTGGTCCAACAAAGTTTCCTGTGCCCAGATAGTTACCAGAATAAGTTCTAGATCCAGCATAGTTCGCTGGACCAATAAAGTTCCCAGTTCCTAAATAGTTACCAGAATAGTTTCTAGAACCAGCATAGTTCTGCGGACTAGTGTAGGTTCCTGTACCCGAGTAGTTACCAGAATATGTTCTGGATCCACCATAATTCTGTGGTCCGACAAAGGTTCCTGTGCCCAGATAGTTACCAGTATAGTTTCTTGATCCAGAATAGTTTGCTGGACCAGAGAAGAATCCTGTTCCTGCGTAGTTACCAGAATATGTTCTGCTACCAGAATAATTACCTGAAAAGTTTCCAGTGCCTGCGTAGTTACCAGAATATGCTCTAGAACCAGAATATGCTCCACTAAATGAGGCAAATTGAAGATAACCTGCAGTGTAGTTTCTAGAACCACTAAAGTTACTAGCGAAAGTAGCGAACCCCAGATAACTACCAGAATAGTTCCTAGTACCAGAATATGCGCCACTAAATGTGACACCACCTAGATAGTTACCAGAATATGCTCTAGATCCACTAAAGTTTCTAGAGAAAGTAGCAAAACCCATGTACCCATCTGGGAAGAATAGGGCATAATTCCTGGAACCAGAATATGTTCCACTAAATGTGCCGCTACCAATATAATTTCCTGAATAGTTTCTAGATCCAGAGTAGTTCTGTGGACCAGCATAATTACCAGAAAAATTACCAGTAAAATTACCAGTGAAGTTACCGACATAGTTTTGTGGTGAAACTTGTTCACGAGTATCTGTGAAGGTGTTACCAGATTGAATCCAAGTACCGCCACTAGGCGCATCCGTTTGGATTTTATAGGTTCCGATACCAGTTTCAATAATTCTATTTCTGAAGACAGGAAGCATCTGTTCAATTTCTGCTTCGGTCATCTGCTTGCAGTTACCACCATTAAATATTCTTAGTGGTGTAAAATCTACTGTTGGCGCTGAAGACGCAACTGTTTTCTGCCACAGATATGTTACAGTGTTTCCACCTTGCGCTGTATCTGTTAGTGTGTATCTTGCGACCCAAGTTCCGCCTGATGGTGCAGTTGCTTGTAGTTTGTATTGCCCAGCAGTATATGATGATTCCGCGACCATCGCCTCGACACAGAGATCCATGGTACCATCGATATCACCATCTGTCATTTCTTCTAGACGAGAATCCCATGCTAATGGTCTGTTGGTAATATTTTCAGTCGCCGTAGCAGTAACCTGCTTGGCAGTATATGTTGTTGTAGAGACTGCACCAGTAGCAGGATGCGTTCCGATAGATTCGTTTCTTGTCGTATCGACAAACGTACCGATCGAAGTTCCTGCACCTGAGTTATTTGTCGTGATGTTTATTTCAGCAGTACCAGTACCATCTGTTACTGCAGCAAATTTTTCTGTGATAACATTGGCAATATAATTTTTTACCTCTGCATCGGTCATGGTCTGCAAACCGCTAATGTTTGCAGAAGTGATTGGGGACCCTGTTGCCTTGACCTTTAGAGGATTCATTTTAGTTTAACCTGTTACCACTCGAGTCATAAACAATTAAATTAGTTACGCGATACCAATCTACAGCATCTTGTGCAACCAATTCAACAGACGAATATGGTGACAAATTGACACCAACATTGACAGTTCCACCGTCAATAACATCTGAGGTATCTGGATACACAACAATAGTAACTGCTGTAGTATTAATAACCTTGATGGTCAAACCTGCAGCAGCAGTAGGAAGTTTTACACCCTGATTTGCTGTTGCTGTTGTGATCATGTTGAGAGTTTTTGTCAGCGCAGTTGCAGTACCTTGGGTAGTTCCCGCTGCTGCGACTGTGCCTGCAACCGATTTGGTTAGACTCCCAGTAAGTGCTAAATCTGCAAAGGAAGGACTTGATCCAGACTCATACTTATCAGTATTCAAATTGCTGAAGTTATTATCAACTTCAGTATTTGTCAGCGGAGTCCCCTTTACAGATCTAAGGGTAAGTGTGCTCATGCTTTTATCCTTATTTCTGTAGTATTTGTGTTAGTAAGTTTTTAATCTCAATCATTTCATTCTTAAGATTATTTATATCGTCTCCATATGATTCAATTTGTTTCATGTGTTGTTTGCGAGACTTGTATGCCTGCAGAGCAGGCAGGTCATTCGAAAGTATTGCCTTCGAATGACCATCACGTTCATACTTTGTAGTATCAGTTAGTTTAATTCTTGTCATATTACACCTGCAACGCAATCGCTCTAAGTTCTCTTACTAATGGAACTACAGAACTATTTGTTGATGTCGGAATAACCTTCACTGCGAAATTTTTGTATCCACTATAAGTCACACTTCCTGCAGTATATTCCAGAACTCCACCAACTTTATTTGCTGTAGGTATAGTATACTGGTATTCAACAAACCCAGATTTTCCAGTGCTAACTATTGGTGTTTGGGCGAGTTCTAATTGGATCCAATCTAGATCATCAAAATTACTCGGATCAGTCGCATTCTGGAATCTACCATATACTCTAACATCACAACCAGCAGGAATCTGATTGCTCAGATAAACCTTTAGATCTTCAGCATCTTGACCGTCATCGAGAATAACACGACGAGAAATATACTTCGATGCTGCAGTTCCGTTGTTTCCATCTTCACCAGAAATATCATCTGGTCCATTAATATCATTGGCAATAGCGATCATTGAACATTTTCTGGTGTCGATTACAGGAGACACAGTTGATGTTTGAGTCACCATGCCTGCTCTTATGCTCAGAGATTTATCTCCACCCAAGTTTGCTTGCTCGTTTGAGTAAGAATATACTTGTGCTTCATATGTTAATGCATGTTCTTGCCCGAAGTTAAACCCTTCGTATGAATCTCCACCAGCGCTCGCGCCAGTAGCAGTTGGTGCTATAGACCAAGAAACTACCGCAGGAGTATGATCAATAAACCCGACATTAGTTTCCACAACATTAAGTTGTTTATTCTCGACTTCTATAATTTCAGCATAAGTCGTGCCATTCCCAATAATATCAGTAGCAGTGAATCTGCCACTCCTTACTAAGATTTTACCAACATTATACAGAGAATCATACTGCTTCACGAATCCTCTATTCAGAGTTACCGCGACTACCGCAGCAGAACCACTACCACTTGAAATAGTTAGTGTCGGATTACTTGTGTATCCTGCTCCTGGATTTGTAACTACGACGTCAGTTACTATTCCACCTGCAATTGTTACGGCGACAGTCGCATTTGTAGTAGCACCACCCCCTGAAAGAGTATGTGATATACTTCCATCTGTATAACCAGAACCTGCGTTTGTAATGTTGAATGAGAATCCGTGGATTGCATCTCCTGGTTCAAAATTTCCATTAGTAAACGAATCAAATTTCAAGAAGTCGACATCCATATTTTTCATTTCAATCAAACCAACTGTATTAATATCGAAATCTGCGCGACGCAAAGTAAACTTGATATCTTCTGCTTGCCACGCTGTCCAAGATCTATCATTGGCAGATGTAAATAGCACACCAATATTTGGTTGTTCAGAAATTCTGTTTTCAGTGCCAAGTTCATTTGCACCCAATTCAGAAACCCAAATATTATAATCTGGATTATTACCTGCGGGAAGAAGAACAAAACAGTACTCTGTGTTATTTTGCAGGTATACTGGCGACGGGAACACAAAAGTTGTTGCTGCAGTTGCATCTTCACTGACAGTAATATCGGCAGGATTCAACGTGACTTCACCGAATGGAATAACTTTATTTCCTGGGTATCCATTTACCACTTCGCGCAATTGGAGAGTGATTGGCGCAGTAGATGATTTGGTTCTGAAATATATGTCAAGGTTAGTGACATAACAACCAAATGGCATACCGTCAACGTAGAATGTCTGTGCGATAGGATCTCGATATAACCTGCCTCCAGGACGACAGGCAGCAGGAACTTGGGTGGAGCAACTTGGTTCTTGATCATCGCTTATTGTTTCAAGCCTTATGTTATCCTGCCCACCAAACCCATTGGGTCCTCTAAGTACTCGCTCACTACCATTGGGAGTAAACTCTCTACAGATTGTTACTGGTGCACATGGATCTGGTTGCGGAGTATCGGGTTGCGGGACTACATCAGGTGCAGGAGTAGGTGCTGGTGTCGGAGCAGGAGTAGGTGCAGGTGTAGGTGCTGGAGTCGGTGCTGGCGTCGGAGCAGGTGTTGGAGCAGGTGTTGGAGCAGGAGTCGGTGCTGGCGTCGGAGCAGGAGTCGGAGCAGGTGTAGGTGCTGGAGTCGGAGCAGGTGTCGGCGCTGGTGTTGGCGTTGGAGATGGCGCTGGTGTCGGTGCTGGCGTCGGAGCAGGTGTTGGAGCAGGTGTTGGAGCAGGAGTCGGTGCTGGCGTCGGAGCAGGAGTCGGAGCAGGTGTAGGTGCTGGAGTCGGAGCAGGTGTCGGCGCTGGAGTCGGAGCAGGTGTCGGAGCAGGTGTAGGTGCTGGTGTAGGCACAATAATTGTTGTATACTCATTGTAAACATTAGTAACATTGGTGTTATTAACTACTACTGAATTATCAGTTACACTATTATCAATGTTTGTAGTGTTGTTGATAGTGGTATAGGTGTTGTTTACATTGGTTTGCACAACTCCGACAGATCTATCAGCTAATCTATTCTCAGTCGTAGATGTTTCAAAGACTGATCTCGAATCAGAAACAGAACCAATCGCCACATTTGCAACGCGAGTTGATACGACTGTATCTTGAACAGATTGTGACAATCCATTTGCTGACCATGTTTGCATCGCCGCAGTTGTTACAAATGGTTCGCGATTGTGTGGATCATCACAGAGACGGAAATTCTTGTCGCCAGTACGGAATGTTGCTGCCGGAATTCTAAATTGTCCCACACAAACACCTTGAGCATTTGTGATCAGGGAATCGCCATAATTACCATCAACATATGATGAATATGCTGCAGGATCGACAGGCGCAAGGTCTGTTGCTGGATCAAAATTCAGTGGTCTACAATGCGTTGTAACATTAACACCATCAAAGAACGGGAATACTCGAGTATTAGGTTTCATTCTTTTTGCGATGAACGTCACCACAACTGAACGCATGAACGGAATAATCGAAGTATCCGTTACACGAGCACCAATTCGTTGGGATTGTGTTTCAGGAGTTACCGATATAGAAACGCCTTGACGAGTTTGGCGCTGTTCCGTCGTAGTAGTAACAACTTGTGCTTGTTCTTGGAAAAGCGTATCACCACTTATTGTTGCATTACCAGCAACAATTTGTGAAGTTTGACCAACTGTACTTCTTCCAGTTACAACATCTTGCCAATCATCTGGTTTGAGTGCGGTATCCGTCCAGTTATCGACTGGTGGATCTAGTTCTATATTTCCGATGTAATTAAAGAGTAACTCTCCAACACAATTTCTTGGTTTAGAGGCAGATGGATTTTTAGTCAGTTCAAAATTGCGATATGGAAGAGTGATCAAGTCACCCGTCTGATATACGTTCGATGAGTTAGCATAGTCAAACGCGAGATCGATATTTTCTAAATAGAAGAAAGGACGCATCTCTTTCTTTACTGGGTCGATCGAAATATGATATGCACTGTCGAAAACGTTGCCGACATTATGTCCAGTAAACGCATCAACTAGGATCCCGTTTTTAAAACGGTCAAGACCTGCAGCATCTGGGATCGATAGATCGCTTGCTGCTTTCTCGAGTAGAGATAGTGAAGTATAATACTCAAGACGATTAATACGTTGCTCGAGAACACCAATATCGCGCATAGTATAACGACGGTTATCAATGCTGCGGAATGTTACACCATAGTCAGGGCGATTAACAGACTTCGCGACATTTGGAGCAAGCGATGGATATGGTGGAATTGTTATAGTTGCCAACGACATCGCATTTTCAGGTTCTGCAGGAATTCCAGGAGTCAGGGATGGTGTACCATATATGGTACTGAACACACCTTCTGAGTCGATAATAAGTCTATCTGTTCTTCCAAGATAATACTCGAGATCAGTAGTAAACTGTTCGGTTGGAACTGGATTTGTGATACCAACAGAAGGAGCAGATATCGTTGTGCTCTCGGTCGGATTGGTTGTCGCAGTTCCTAGTGAGGCGGAATTTGCTGCAGAATCTGCATAACGAACACGGAAATCTAGTGTATCGCGTAAATCATATGTAGCACCTGTCAGTGGAGATTTATAGACTGGGATATCCTGTGTCTTAATCGTTCCTGCAGTTGCACCAGTATCATCAATCGGATACGAATCAACTACAAAGAAAGTACCGTCTGCAGAAGCACCATCGTGGGTGAAGTAGTCAAGTTTAATTACCAACTTCTTATTTGTAAGCGAAGGTGCACTAGGTTTCTTGATGATTTTAGCGTTACGATATTCGTTGTCGCGTTGCCCATTATCAAGCGTAAACGAAGAAGCAATATCTACACCAGCAGCAACTACTGCAGCATCAGTATCAGTGTTAGCACCAATAAAGATATTTTTAATTTGATACGCATCTGACAGACCCAGTGAATACGTACCAGTATTTGTTGATGGGTGAGTATTCGTATTGATAATTACGTAACGATCTTCACGAAGAACCTTAAGAATAGGTTGTGCATTTGCTGTTTGAACATTGACATACAATTTAATATCAACTGGAAGTGTTACGGGCGAATTAACTGCTACTCCCCCCGCTAAATCTATTGTGATGGATTGTGCCGAGTTCTTTGTGAACGTAGCAGCAGTAAGAGCAATATTAGAACCAATTGGTCTTGAAACCGAGTTGATTGTTGCTGCTTCTTTCATAATCATGGTGAAGTTGTTGTTGATGACCGTAGAAGTAAATCCATCAGATGCATATGGGAAGTTCTCATCGCCACTCAGAGTGATGGTTACTTGTCCAGAAGAATTAAGTTCCCCGTCGAATTCTTTGGTGTAGATAAATGAGTTATCGTAAACTGCATTCGGGGCAATTGTTTTCGTTGCGCGAGCAGGAATTCTATAAAGAGATTTGTTGAAACTTGTTTCTTGTAGAACAGCATTTCCGCCTACGAGAACAACATCGGCATGTCCATCAGCAGTATCATTATAGAAAATACCACGAACATCCTTAAAATCTCCACTTGACATTGCAATATCATAGAGATATAAACGATATTCTGCCGCAGCAGTTCCAACTGTTCCAGATTCATATACAATTTGTTTTACACGAGCAGTACCAACTTGAGATCCTGCCGCTGCAGTAGCAGAAAATGTTGTTGCAGTGATTGCCCCTGCTGCTGCGCTGCGAAGACTGACTTTATCGCCAGTGTTTAAATCCCACATTCCGCAGAATTCATCTACGAGAATATAATTACCATATGCTGTGCTAATCGGAACTTCTTGTTGATTGACTGTTGTTAGACCCTTTGGAACAACAACGTATTCTGTTTGAAATGTTTCGTGTTCAAACCCGCGAACATATACCTTACCTGCTTCGACACCGATAGCAAGCAGATTTGCACTACCACCGCTTTCTGGATTGATAGTGTTTAGATCTCGTAAACCGTTATTGCCATCAACATTGAGATGCTCTTTAATCAGAACAGGGAATTGTCTTACTGCATAGTTACCCGATTCATCATATGTGCGCCTTGCCATGTTCTTGCCAAGTTCGCCATAAATATTTGTAGTATATGTTCTCTGAATTTCACCATTGATAATATCGACCAATTGATTAAACGTTGGAGGAATTGTGTCAGTTGGTTCGTATGCAACAAGTGTGGTTGAAACTTGGTATCTATCTGCACCAGGAGCAGCATAGTTGAAGGATCCTTGAGCAGGATCCAATAAGGTTTGATCATCTTCAGGAGAAACAGTATTTTCTACAACCTGGAATCCAACCTTCAGAGTTGGACGCACATCATACTTAGAAAGTATAATTGTTTGTGTTTCGTGATTGACGAATTTACCATCAATATACACGATACCAGAATCAACAGTTAGAGCAGAGGAGAGACCCCAGTAACTGTTAATTGGATCTGCTTCATCAAATGTGTCATCGACAACAAACGTATCACCGTTTCTGCCTGCTATTGTGGAAGATACTGTTAGAGTTTCTCCGCCTAAGAAGTGAACCGCAGACGAACCATCGCCGCTGGTGTAACGAAGATACAAAGTTTTTAGATTCGGTAGTTCTGCTTCAGTGCCTGTTGCAACATCAAGAATAACTGCAGTCATACCTGATGTGTTTGATACCGTATCACCGATATAGGTTGATAGAACATCATTATCTACGTCTGCATCTGTAATTTTAATGAATGCTCGTTGCGAGTCAAGTTTGAATTCACAACCCTGAACAACTGAACCATTCTTGAAAATATGGTTTCCGAATTTACCGATTTGGGATTGCAACAGAGTCTGTAGTTGCGTAAGTTCGCGTGCCTGTACTGCATATCCAGGTCTGAACAGAACTCGATTGAAATTTTTAGTATCATCAAAGTCATCATAGTATGGAGATACATTTAAATTCAGTGCCATATTTTATGTCTCTCTTAAAATTTTAGAATTGCTCTAATTTTTTCTATCTGGTCTTCTTGACGAACGATGAATTCTCTGTTATCCAGATATATAATTTCACCAGTTTTATTATTAATTTCCGGCGGGATAAGACTATTTATAGTCAATCCAGATAATGCCTGCGTGGTATTTGTAAGAATACTAGAAGATGTTATGATTGGAATAATGGGTAGAAGGTATATACTTTCTGTCGTTCCATTATTATCAGCATCGACTTTCTGGACTACAATAAATCTACCACCACTATCAGTTGTTATCACATCATCCATGTCGTAACTAGAAGGTGACGACGTATTGATAACGTAACAGCAGGTTCCCGTAGATTCTTGGAAATTGTTATTATTAACAAACCTTAACGGGTTTTTTATTACTCCGATTTGTCGGAAATCGTTATTGAGAAATAGATCAGCAGAATCATTTGTGAGGTTTACTGAGAATCCCACATTAGTTGCAAACAACTCTTTCTGTGGATTTGACCCATGACCTGCTCTTGGTGAAATTACTGCAATAATTTCTGCACCATTACCCTCAACACTACTAACTGTTACTTCTGCAAATGTATATCCAGTTCCGCGATTAGTTATAGTGACAGAGAGAATGGATCCATCTTCAGGATCAATATCTAAAATTGCTTCTGCGCCAGATCCATCACCAACAATATTTACTGCTGCGTCGCCATCAACGTAATCGATACCGCCTGAAATAATTTCTAGTCTATCAATTGTTCCAGGAATTGCTGCGTTTTCTACATCTTCTTGAACAGTTCCAGATTCTGTGGCACCCAAGGTTACCGAAGCAGCAGCACCAGAACCACCCCCTCCAGAGAACGTGATATATGCAAAACTATATCCTTCACCAGCATTATTTAAACTGATATTGGTAAGTTCACCACCAGAAACAGATGCAGTTGCAACTGCTCCAACCCCATCTCCGTTTATAATTACAATCGGTGCAGTTTCATATGAAGACCCAGTATTAGTGATCGTAATCGCATCAATTCTTCCATTAACATCAAATACAGGATCACCAGAACCTGCGATTTTTCTAACTGGAATATATTCTGGTGTTAAGAACTTAGTCTTATCCGACGCTTCAACCTTAAACATGAATTTCCAGATATAACCATCCTCAAGTTCTATGGAAGAGATTGAAGTTCCTGATGGTTTTACTGTGCTTTGGGCAGAATTATTACTAGAAATGCATTTATAGACATGATCATCATCAGTCAGAACATAAAACTGTGCAGTTTTTAATGAAAGAGCGCCACTGTGCGCAGTAATCGCATCACCATTAGCATCTAGTTCGCCATATTTGTCATCATACTGATCATATACTGTTCCGGATACCCAATTAATCCTTGGGATCATAAGAACTGTATCGCTCGACTGGATACGTTTTACGAACAGCATATTCCTACTTGAGGTGTTTGCATAACGTGGTGAATCAACTGGAAGTTCGGGTGATTCTTCGTCATCCCACTCAGTTGTTCTGCCTACAAAGAAATAGAAGAAGTCGTTCTCGTTGTAAATATCACGATAAAGACTTCTTGCTATTTCTGTGCGACCTGCTGATCGTAGAAGAAGTGCCATTTTATATTACGAGATCGTTACCGTCCAAGTGATAGTCATACTGTCTGACGCACCCTTGTTGATGACAGCAAATTCGGTGCGGCAAAGCATTGTTCCGCTGGTAAGAGCATTGAAGATACCTGCTTCAGTAACAGCACCAGTACCTGAACCTGCACCAAACGTTGCAACATATTCAATTGCGTTTGCTGTTACAGTTGTTGAAGTCAGAGCAACACGTGCACCAAGTGCAGTTTCAAGAGCAGTATCACCTGCTGCTGGATTTGTTGTACCCGAACCAACACCCATGTGTGACATTGCAGAAAGAGTAGTATCTTTCATGCGCGAAGCAATATACGCAAGACCAGTGTTGACAACAAGGTTAGGAACAGTTACTTCTTGCTTAACGTTACCTGTTTCGTCACGAAGAACGATGTTTAGTTCGCCCTTAGTACCCTTTACGTTTTCGATTAGTTTCATTTGAGTTTACCTTCTTCTTAGTTAAAATAAGTTACTTGACCAACATAATCCGAACCGAAGTCGCCATCAACATAGTCTTGCGTATTTACAATACCGTCTTCGGTGACTGTTACTGTTTCGAATAGTCCTTTAAGTGTATTTATAAGCGATTGTTCAGCAACAGCAATAGAATCTATCGTTGCAGAGTCATTCGCCACAATTAATAATTCAGTTGCACCTGCGTTATCAGTTTTAACCAGATATGGAATTACGCCAGCAGTATCAGTTGACGTAACGGAATCAGTCAAATATTTATATAGATGATTGAATGACGTTTCAGTTGCATTTGCTTCATCTACATCAACTTCGTCACTACCCGTTGGACGTTCTATACCAGCAGCAGTATATTCATGTGTGATCACAGATTCTGTGAACGTTCTATAATACTCTACAGTTCTGGCGAATGTATCTGACTTAGTTACCGTGTCTGTCAGAGGTTTGCTTATACCAAACGCTTGTGAGTCTGTGGTGTTTGCTGCATCAGCAATAATCTTTCTGAAATCAACCACAGTACCATCTGAACCAACATAATTTTCGTCAAAGTAATCTTCAGCAGCATATAAAGCAAAACCAACTGTCTCTTGGAGAACCTTGCTGAAATCAGTAATCGCATTCTCAGCAGTAATGGTATTCTCGCTTACTCCACGAACATATTGAACGACTCTATCAAATAAATCCGTCGTAGTTGTTGTATCGTCTTCATTACCATAGATACCAATATCAAAATCAAAATCAAGTGTTTCGCTTGTAGATACAGAATCCACCAGAACCTTGTAAACATGACTGTTATTTGTATCTGCTACTGTTGCAGAATCAGCAAGAACCTTAATAAACTCAACTTCGAAATAGAATTCGTTATTGCGATTAATACCACCCGAAGCAAACAGTTCTTCAAGCACAAACTCATAGATATGCAGAGGTTGTATTGGTGTTGTAATGAATTCACTGAAGTCAACCGTTTGCTCGATGGTAAGTTCACCGAAGATAGCAGTACCTGCTGGGTGAGTAGTATTCTTTACAATATCCAACCATTTATTTGATGGAACATTTGAACGAACCACATATGAGTAGTTTTGATAATAGAAGTTGTCTTGGAGTCTGTTGACATTCGACAACATACCACGCGAGTCTCTAAATCTACCAGTCTTAACGTTGACCGCACCTGTGGTAAATGATAGAGTAGCAGTGCATCCTAGTTGCGATTCAATTATCGCAGTGAATGTTTCGCGCTCAAAATCAAAACCTGTATCGAAAATACTAACTGCAGTTGGACAACCATCAGCATCAACTGCATCGATTCTAATGGATGCCTTGTTATCTCTACCAACGAGAGTGTATGGATTTATCGCAGTATCAGTTTCATTATACTTATTTAAAAAATATCCAGAATTACTCGCTGTAGTAACGTATGTTAACCCTGTCAGCGTACCAGCAGTGGTAGATATAATACTACCTGTAGATGTTCGCAAGGTAAACCCAGTGACGTTAGGTGATAACCCAGTTACAGAAGAAACTCTATAGATAGTTCCTGACGCATATCCACTAATAGTAGCAGTTCCGCCAAGAGTACCAGTAATTGTTACAGTATCATTGACTGCAAGTGTTGATGCACCACAAGTAAATTGACCTTCAGTTCCAGAAACAGCAACAGTCGCTGCCAAAGTTCCTATTGTTCCTGGAGTTGGTTCAATTGTGTATGGACCAACCGAACCAGTTTCATCTATGCTGTAAATGTCACCTACTGTGAACCCACATGGTGGTGTTCCGCTACAATCAATGACATCAACTGATGAAAGTTGGCGAACAATATAACCATATTTTGTGATTATAGGTTCATCAGTAGTCCCAGAAACAATCTCAACTTTAGTTCGTATTGCTTCTGTGGAAAATGTAACAGCAGGTGCTGTGCTATACCCAGAACCACCATTGGTGACTATGATATTTGATATTTGCCCAGAATCAGTTAATACTGCTCTTGCAGTTGCACCGACACCCGTTTCTGAAGTAAACTGGATAGATGGTGCTGCAAAGTATCCATTACCATTGTCAGAAAGAGGAGCATAAAGTCTGTTATTTCCTGGATCAGCAGGAGCAATATTAATTGCAGCACCTAAAACTGCATTGTTCGCAGTCAATGCTAATTTTATTTGGTTAGAATTTACAACGATTACAAAATATGTGACATACTCTGTTAACCCAACAACAACATGACCTGCGGATTTAGTGTAGACTACAATATCGCCAGTAGAATACCCGTGACTGTTTATTGTAATTACATTAGTTGAATCATTTACGCTCGTCGATGAATCAAATTCGGTGTAGTCGTCACCAACTATCGCTTTGACTCTTCCATCTGCGACCAGTGCCTCGGCAACTGCACCAGCGCCTGGAACTATAATTCTTGCAGTCTTTGGTAGACTTGTTACCAACTCATAAACAGAAGGGAAGACGTAAGCAAATTTTGTAACATTGCTTATGTTAGTTTCGATCGTTCTTTCATATGTTACTGATGAGATATTCTCATAGTATGTAATTCTAACTGTTTTGCTGTTAAGATCAAAAGGATTTGCTGTGATCGATGAATCGACTGCCAGTTTTAATGTTACGTCTTCAATCCAAATACCATCAGATGCACGAAGGATCTGCTCAGATGGATAGAAAATTTCTGTGCGTTCATTGTATAAGATTCTAAAGAGAAGTTCAATTGCTTTCTCAGAACCTTTTGCTTCATAGAACTGCTTGATGAATTTGATTAATCTTCTGTCATCAATCTGTGCATTAAGTGGAAAGTTCTGTGCATACTGGTTTTTAAACTTAGGGATGAATGCATCAAGTGTTCTGTTTATGTCAAAATTCTTCTCATAGTTGAGAAGGAAATTGTTTACCTGATTTTCTTCGTCCAGAAACTCATAATACTTTTCAAGGAACGCGATGAATACAGGATACTCGGTGCGAACGAAATCCGGAAGTTGATTTGCAATTAGATGACTTAGTGATTGCTTAAAACCATTGTAACTGTCATCAATATAAACCATATTCGCAGTCGCTGCAGCACCAGTTCCATTACCACCTGTAAATGTAATAGTTGGGGGCGAAAGATAATTATGCCCTGCTGCTGTCACTGTTATCGCAGTGACTTTTCCACCCGCAATGGTAGCAACTGCTGTCGCATTACCACCAATTACAACTGTTGGCGCTGAAGTATAATCTGCCCCACCATTTGTGACAGTTATACTGGCAACCTTTTTGTAGTATGAGGTGGTTTCTGACATCTATTATTCTTGCGAGTTAGCAATTGCAGTGACAGTTAGTCCTGCAGGAATATTTACTGTAGAATTTGCTGCACTTGTATCTAATGTCAACACAGTATTTCTAGCAGCATTCGGGAAAATTGCTGCTGTCGATACATTTGAAGTTGATGTTAGATCTGTCGTTAAGATATTTGGTGAATCACCAAACGGTTCAACATAGACTCTAAGATCTGTGTTTGATCCAGGATCGACAAAGAGATCTATAATGTTGACAACACCTGTAGTATAATCAACATTTCCTATGTTAGAGAGAACAATGACATCATCTTCTACTCGTTTCATCACAAGAGTTCCAATATCACCAACTGTAGTGTCATGTTGATCAGTTATGTAAACATCGTACTCTTGTGTTCCAATAATTGTAGTAAAGGTTGTTGTTCTTAGTGTTTCAGGTTCCAAAGGACTATTAAATCTTACGACGTAATCTTCAGGGATTCCTGTAAATATCGTTAGTCTTTTATGCATCAGCACTTGAATGCTGGCAGAGAAAATAGACTGTGTGGTTCCAGCAACGGCAGAAAGCAACTTAGAGTAATAAAAGTTCTTCTGCAACTTATTAACATTATTCGTGAAGAAACTTTGCACAACTGCTCTGACCTCAGACTCAATTCTTGAGGAGGTAAGAGATGTGATTGTCTTGTTGTAGTTGACTGAAATATTCAATCCGATATATGTCTCGATCGGATCTACGAATTCGGGTTGAATAGAAACAACACTTCGCGGTCTAATAATGTCTCTAGCAATAATATCTTTATCTGCTTGTGAGATAATAGATCCAGGTAATGGTTGAATCGAGATAAACACCTTACCATAAATTGGAGGATTGTTTTCTTCACCACCCCAAACAGCGATAGAATTAATATTCCCGAATCTTGATCTGATCAATGTTTCATAATCATCAGATGTCACAACACGGTTTTTAGTTGAGTTAAATTTCGGAGCATTGTAGCGAATACTATCTACGCTTTCCTTTTCACTGCCACCAGTAGCAGCAGATCCCAGATAAACGTTTTTACTTTCACCCGAAGCAGTGAAAGTTCTAGATGCTGAGAAATTGGGAATAGAGTTCGCCGCTGGACCGCTACTTACGATATAATCGATACTAACAATATTGCCAACTTGCAGTTGCTGTCCAACAATATCATCACCAAATCTTATTTCGTAAAGTCCAGATGGACCTTCTTCAATGAAAAATGCTCTAGTTGATCCATCTACGTCTAAAATATCATCAAAAAGGTTCCATGTAGTGATTGATGTAACTGCATTTGATTGCTGTACTCTAACTCTTATGGTAGTAGTATCAATATTACCATTTGGTAAAATGAACGGTCCAGATTTATTAGATTGATCGACAACAAATGTATTATTTACTCTCTTACCTTCAATCAGTTCCATCGGGAAATTGAACCCTGTTTGACCTGTTTCAAGAACAACTAATCCAGAAACATAGTCTTCTCGCGGGAAGAAAGTATATGTGTTCTTTGCTGTTTTTGCAATGAACGGTGTATCGCGTGTCACAGTCAAACTTGTATTGGTAAAGGTTTCCGGTGGTCTGATTTGCAATGTGATATTTGCACGAGCAGATCTTCTAGAAGTCGGTGTATATCCTAATGTTTTCGCAATAGATGTAACTGAGTTTCTCTTGACTGCGCTATCAATAAACATTTCATTTGCTTGAAGATGCGCGAGAGTTGCGTTATAGTGCGTGTTATATGCAAGAATATCAAGAAGTATCGTGAGACCAGATCCATCAAAGTTGTAATCTTGAAACTCCTCTTGCGATTGCAGGAAGGTTTTTAGATTTTCCTTGATAGTTGCAAAATCTAATTCAGTTACATTGAGTTGAGACATCTTATCTACTTCTTCTTAGAACAGTTGAAAATGAAACGGGATCCGCAACCCCGACAACATAAAAATAAATGGATACATTAAATGCATTCTGATCAAAGAGAGGCACAACATCTATCTGCTGCGATCTAACTCGTGGTTCATACTTATTAATTAATAACTCTAACCGCAATTTCAAAGAATTGGCAGTAACAATATCAACGTTCTCGAACATCATACCATAGATCGGAGAACCAATTTTAGGTTGGAATGGTCTTTCGTAGAAGTTCGTAAGAACGAGAACTTTCAGTGCTTGTTTTACAGCATTGACATCAAACTTCCTCGCAACGTCACCCGTAATTGGATGCGCTGCGAAGGATAAGTCTAGATCCGAATAGATTCTGTTTACTGTTTTTGTTGTCATATAGTTATTTATATGTTACCAAGGAGTGAATTTGCCAGGACTTATAATTTTAGTGCTACCATTAGACTGCAATTTAGCAGTTCCGTTTGCAGTTCCGCTTCGTTTCTGACCGTTATAAAGAACCCAACCAATATGAATCCATGCTGTTTTTCCACTAGCAGTTTCTAACAGAATTTGATCACATTTCGGTAAAGAAGTTGCAATGTAATTTGCGATTTCAATCATCTTCTTACGATTATCTGCAAATCCCCATTGAATATCTACTGCAGCGTATCTATGTGCACTTTTCGTATCATGACGGTAACCAGAGTTGATTCTAAATCCTGGATATCTTTCTCTCAATGGTTCTAGGATGTTCAAACACAAACATCTATAGTTTTGAATAATATCCCATTGACTGATCACACCCGTTCCGCCCTTTAAAGATCTCGGATATGCAATAAATTGACTTAACTTACGAGGGTAGAATGCCTTCGAGAAAAAATCATCCAAAATATAGTTATCGGACAATTGAATATTACCTGTTATTTTACCACCACCAAGTGCTGGCATCGGTTTTTTAGTTTTATAAAAAACGTTACATCCAGGAATAGCATCAGGAACCTTACCAAAGTCGCCAGTCACAGCACCATCATCACCACCATCTGCCGCTGTCCCTGGACCTGATGGTTGAGATGGATCTGATTTGTCGATACAATCTTCAGTACCACTATCTTGTTCATCTGGCACATCATTCTCAGTATTATCCGGAACACCCTGTGATCCACCGCTAACACCCCCCGCTGCAGCGCCACCAACATATTGCGATTTACCAGTTACTGACTTGCTGACAGGTTTCTCGACAGTCTTAATAGTTGACAATGGAGCAGCAACTGCACATACTGCATCAGTAGCGGAACCAGCAGAAGCAGGTGCAGTAACGGAAGCTGATCCAGCAACAGGAAGATTATGGGTACTTCCGCCATTGGTGCCAGTGTCAGTTCCTGTTGCTCGAAGATTCGTGCTCGCAGCATTTAATGTAGAAACATCGATTGTTGGCGCATTAAAGTCAGATGATAGAACCTTTGCTGCCTTGAGACTTGTATTACCCGCAGACTCAGTATTCAGAACTCCACCAGATTTAATATTAGTATCTCCAGTGGACTCGACATTAACTGCCGCACCAGATTTAATTTCAGTTGCTGCACCTGATTTGGTTTTTATTGCTGCATCAGTGCATAAGTTTGTATCACCCGTTGAATGATTGAAGAATGACCCTGCTGATTTAATATGTGTATCTGCTTTGGAGGTGACATTGACGCCTGCATCAGAAGTCAGATTAAATTTACCTGTTACATCAGTTGTCATGTTACCTTTGGCATCAATATCAATATCACCAACATTCTCCAGTGACATTGAACCGCCGTTTCTTGCGTAGATTCCGTCACCAACAGATAGTGCTAATCTACCTGCAATATTGACATCAACATCATTGTGGAAGTCCATTGAAACTTTACCATGCATTGTTAAGTTAGTATCACTCATGATGATCACATTACAGTTTCCAGCAACGTGAACGTTCGCAACACCTTCGATTAAGATGTATCCGTTCTTGTCTAGAATTGTGTAACCATCACCAACAATCTTGGTTACTTTGGTTCCATTCGGTCCAATCTCATCGAATGTTCCCGATCTGTGTGCCCAGTTAAGACGCTCCGATCCAGGAGTATCATCTATTTCGATAGCATGACCTGCTTCAGAACCAAATACTTTATTGAATGGATATTGCGCATTATATGGCGATTCTGGTTGTGCCCATGTAACACCATTTCTTCCTGCAGTTTGGACTTCACGTTTTCTAGACGCATTTCTTGCAGCAGGAGAGGCCCCTGCGCTTAATGTTTCTCTATTCCCAGAAGAACTCTTGGGACTCTTTCCGATTTGCGGAGAGTTTACGCCTGTTGCTAATGGATTTGTATCAGGTTTATTGACTGACGATCGGTGAGGATACACACTATTGGGATCTTTAAATCCTTTAGTTTCATCTTGTTTATCTGCAGGTAATGCATCAGTGTTTTTTGGTTGGTTGTTTGCTCTAAAGGTGTCAGTCGAATTGTCAGCATTGACCTTCTCACTATCTGCAGCATTTTGCACCTGCGTTGGTGGAGGTGATGTTACATCTGGTTCTTCTGCTTTAGTTTCAAGATCAATTTTCTCAGAAGTTGTTTCCTTAGTTCTGAAAGTTCCATCTGCGCTTACAGTTTCAACAACAGTAGTTTTTGTTCCATCAGGATTATTAGTTACTGTTGTTACTATGCTATTACCTTCAACATCAAAAGTTGTCACTGTAGTCGGATCTACAATTTTAAGTTGCTTTTTTATTGGTGCAACATCAGTGTCAAACGAAGAAACGATCTGAGTTTTCGCTGATTGTAGCAGTTGATATTTTTCTTGCATCCCAGTTATTTTTGCTGCTTGAATTGCTTTGTCTAACTGTGCGCCAAGACTATCAATAGAAACTGGTCTTGATACTGCTATTTCCTTACCATCATATAGAATCCTACCAGAAATGTCAGTTCCAACTGCTGTATATTCTACAACCAGATTACCAATGGTATTTTCTACTGCAGATGATGCACCTTCTATTGTTGGTAGAACAGGTACATCTGGTTTTGCGATGCTAACTTGTAACGGTTTACTAGCAACCGAATTATATCCAATATCATACCAGTATTTTGATGTAACACCTGTTGTGTCTTTCTTAATAATACCATTTGCATAATTTGCCGCAGTATCGTAGTTGACACATAGTGCTACTGATAGTAATCCAGCAACAATCTCAGTATCAGTAGAATCGTTAATTATTCTGGCATTATATAATAAGTTGTAGATGAATTTCAAATAATCAAATGCGATTTCATCTTGGAGTGATTTAAGCGAAAGAATGTCATATGCTGTTTGTAGGCGAGGATTGGTAGGGATTCCAGTAAGTGCAGTAGTAATGAAGTAATACTGCGCACTATTTTTTGCTTCAATCTTAGATTCCGCGAAATCTAACTCGGTGCCATATTTTTCTTTTGCTGACTCGTAATACGATTTTCGCGTGTCTAGTTTTTCTGGGCCTTCTGGGCGATCGATCAATGTATTGTCGATGTAATCTCTAGCAAGAATACCTACCCAACTCGCGTCAATCAATTGATTGATTGTTAATCTGTATGCACCATACTCACCACCATTATGAATCTTTGACCATATGTCTTTAGAACCAGCAACAGGGTACTGTTCCTTGATGGCATTTTGGCAAGCAATAAGAAGTTTTGAGATATCTTCTGTCGACAAGTTTCCAATATCTGCACTAATACTTTCTGGAGTAGTTTCATAAATGCTAGTCATAGATTATACCTTGTATTTCTTTTTATAATATGCGAATTTATTTTTTCTATCCGCATAACCATTTGGTTCTTTTCCCTGCTTCAATTTTTTCTCTGAAATATATCCATTTATTGCCATACTAACTTCTAGGATATCCCCCCAACGATTATTTTTACCAATCTTTGGTCTTTGTGTATTAAAATAAAACAGAATTAATTCTGCAGCGATTTCTTTTTGCGCTGCTAAATCAGGATTATTCAATAGATCTTTACCAATATATTTACCTGCGCTCCTGTAGTTATTTTTCCATGTAAGTTGTAAAAATCCTCTACCTTTGTATTTTGCTCCATCTCCTGGAGAAGTATTACCATTCTGTCTTGCCGCATTTGTATTTTCGTATCTACTAAAATAACTTGCTTTACCCATTTCCTGTAATGCTTTAAATCCACCAGTTTCATGACTACATTGTGCCATAATCATAGCTTTTGCGACAGGACTATAATTCTTCAACTTTGATCCATTAAGATCTAACCAAGATTCTAAATATGATTCTAAATCTTTTGCATTGCCCGATGGTTGGGTAACTGCACCAATGTCACCTTGTTGAGAGTCAGATGAACCACTAGATGTTGCCGCATCTTCTGTAGATCCAGATCCTTCTGATGGTGAACAATCATTGGAACTTAACCCCCCAGGAATTGCCCCAACAGTTCCAAAGAACATAGGGTGTTGGCCATTTTCACCATCGGCAAAAAACCCGACTACCCAAGATCCTTCAACTGCACCTGTTGGTGACCAACCGACACCAGAAGTTCCTGCTGAGTTTGATGGCATTACAGGCATTGCCCATGGAAGATCTTCTGTTGGGAGTGTTTCGTTGTCTTCAGTGTGATACCCAATAATTCTTACTCGACATCTACCCAAACGCAATGGATCGTTGCGATCTTCGACCACACCAAACCACCAATAAAAGTTTGAATTATTGTTAGATGTAATATTATCCATCGCCATTATTTAACTCTTCCACTTCATAAATTTCTTGTGCATAGGAATCCTTAGAAATCTCCAAAAACATAGTATGCCTGAGAGGTGATATTTGATGATGTATTGCAGTTATCATATAGATACCTGTTACAAATTTATCCCATATCAATGCTTCAGAATCCTCTTTAGTCTTCTCACCAACAGATGGATAGTATAACTTGATCATTCTACCCACTTCAGCATCAGTTCTTCCTGGAACTGTCAATTGTAATCTTAATGTTGTCAGATCCATCAAGGAACTATTTCTCTGAGACACAAAATCTTCAGGATGCAGATCAACAGAATCTTCAGTAGAATCCAACACACCAGGATTGACTGTGGAAACAAATGGTTTATTGTCCGAGGATCGCAAGACATTTATTGGGAAAATCATCTTATATTTTTTGGATGAATTTTCTTTATCTTTGTCTAATGTATATGTGTTATTTGCTGCGTCATATGTCGCGTCTTCCATATGAGCATATTCTCTGTAATTAAATCCATGATCATAGTAGTATGATTTGTAATCTTTCTTGACCATGTCAAACGAGTGCACGGTGCTGGCGAAATGTCCGAGATCTTGACTTTGTATAACATCTAAATTAGTAATAAATTGCAATGCTTCAATAGTTTGGAATCCCTTGATCAACGAGGAAACAGTTTGTAAATTGCTCAAATTAGTGTTATAAACAAATGCAGAGTATATATCATTATTGGTCAACTGATTCGCCACAAGACTTTCTATTGATACAAAATAAAATCCCTTTGTTGTCTCATAAAATAAGAATGTCGGAGATTTATATGTAAGACCAATTGATCGTGCCGCCAACCAATTCAAACATTGAATTGGTGTCCACATCGGAGGAACGAATGTTATGTGCGAATCGTGCGGAGTGTCTCCAATAAAAAATTCAGTAAAACCATCCTGCGCAGAAAATTGGTTTTCATCCGTCGTTTGATTGCTTACTTTACCTTCTTCTTCCGATCTTGATTTATCCCCAACATTTTTATTAGCAAAGAATCGTGGAGAATTCATGTGTTCAGTAAAAATCTCAGAAGCAATTTCGTCCGTTGTACCTTCGAATTTTTGACATATCTTTGTGATATTGTCAGTTGATGCTTCTAAAGAACAAAAAAACAACTCATAATATTGTTCTCTGTCATTGTTAAGTTTACGATTCTTTACTGAATAAACCGAAAATGACTTTTGGATTTTATTAATTGGATCGAATGTTCCAAGATTACCCTTTGAATATCCACCTAACTCGGCCCACGGAGTTTGAATATCCATAGTAAGAACTTCATCACCGATTATGGGTAATCTTCCGATGAGATTCAACGAATCGCGAATAATTACTGAACCATGTAGAGTCGGGGAAAAGATATCTTCATAAAGATTTATTTCCATCATAAATGGTTTCAGATCTAGTGGATCTTCTGACGATATGACACTCAGATCCAGAGTTGTAATTATTACATCTCCTGGTTTCGTTATTGCGTCGCTTATTGCCTTTGGTGGTGATGCCGTAGTTTTTTCTTGACCTACTGGTGATTCTGCCATTATTAATTACCTACTAATCAAATTCGAATACACAGATACAAATTCCGCTAAGTATTTTGGATCCAAAATCTTTATCTCTCGCTTACCATTATTTAGTTCTTCTTCATACTCATAGTTAGAAACAACATTTATCGCACCACTCGCTAAATCTGCTACGTCGTAATCAACAACCAATTTGGGTTCATCAGATGTTCTATAATGGTGTGGTAAATAAATTCCTGTCTCGCCATATTTCTTTTTACAATATGCAATTAAATCTGAAGAACCCATTGGCCATTCTCTTCGTGCATCGACGATTTCATTTACTGCCATAATAACCCAATGGTAATCTGGACTGCTGTAAAACTTATCAGAAACTTGCTCGATTGTGTAACCATCCGGAACAGTTATTGTCTGTAAAAAAACAACATTATTCTTGAATTTATTTGTAGAGATTCTACGAAAAATATCAGTTACAAGCGTTGCCGTATTTGGCGTAATCGTATTGACCAGCATTTTCGGGAACATAGAAAATAACATATTAGTATCCCTTCTCAATTCTGTCTGTGGTCAAGGTTTCCAACTCAGAGAATTGCAATCTGACAAATGCTTCAGTTGGACATCCATTAGAGAACGTGGTAAACCCTTCTGCACCGTAATCTATCGCCATGTCTGTCAGTACACAATTTGATATTTTTCTGACATATGTATTCTCGGCGCCATTGTGATAGTAGATTATCATAAATTCTGATGGATAAGTTTGGAACAACCCGTTAGGACTCAGAGTTGGATGCATGTGCGAAGCAAACAATTTAAGTATACCGTTTTCACCGAAAACGACATCTGCTTCTGCTTCATTATATGGTGCAAATCTATAGTCGAATGAGAATTTTCTAAATCCCATAGACCTAAACAATTGCTCTTTGTATGGGTTTTCTACTTTCTTAGAAGTTGCCTGAAGAACATTGGTAAACTGATCAAACCCAGCAATGTTCGCAATACGACCTGCTTTTCTTATCATATAATCAGCAGTTTCTGTGCCTTCGGTAAATAACCCACCAATTGATGCCTTACCCGAAGCAAGACCACCGATAAGTGCACCAAGATCTGCGGTCTCATAGTTTGCATTATAACCTGCCGAGATTTTTTCTGGTATATAAAGGATGATCTCATCACTACCAATTACTAGGCGTTGCTCCCCCGCTATCGCACTAGCAGCAACACCTGCTGCAGCACCAGCACCAGCACCCAAAATTCCGCCAACAAGACCTGCTGCCATTTTTACGCCGATTGATACTGGACCACCTGTAGCATTAGGATTAGGATTAACAGTTTTACCACCATTTGCAGTTAATGACGCACCGAGGGATTTAGCTAGACCAGCACCACCAGCAGCGCCCAATGGAGCACCAATCAATGCACCAGCAGCGCCTGTTGCCACCTTACCATTTTCTGGGTCGACTCTGTTCTGATCTGTTTGATCAAAAATTCTACCACCACCAGATGACAACAATTCCTTGCCTCGTTTTGTTCCTTCGCGCACGAGAGGATAGAAAACAACATAATGTGGAAACTCTGCAGAGTTTCCAACATTTATCGGATAGCGTTTCTGCCCATCTTTATCCAGTGGCGTTTCTAGGAAATTGAGTGGCGCAGTACCTCTACTGAACCGACTTTCTTTTTTTGGTGCAGGTGCTGCAGTCGCAGCAGCAGGTGCAGTTGCTCCTGGAGCAGGAGTTTGTGCGGGAGGCGCAGGCGCAGGAGTTAATGCCATCTAGAATAAATATCCTATTAAGTATAGAGTTTGGAATATTTATATGAGTTATGGCAAGGAAACTTTGAAAGGTCTGTATAAAATACAGAATCCAAAGAAATACATTGGCAATCCAAACAATATTGTTTATCGCTCCAGTTGGGAACTAAAGTTCATGAAGTGGTGCGATAACAACGACAACATATTGGAATGGGGATCTGAAGAGTTGCCCATACCGTATATCTCTCCTTTAGATAATCGAGTACATAGATATTTCGTGGATTTTTATATCAAAGTTCAAGAAAAAAGTGGTGTTACAAAGAAGTATCTGGTTGAGGTAAAACCGCAGAAGTTTACTAAAGAACCCAAAGTGCCTGCTAGGAAAACAAAGAAGTTTCTACAGGAAGTTATGCAGTGGGGTGTAAACCAAGCAAAGTGGAAATTTGCTACTGAGTTTTGTGAAGATAGAGGATGGAAATTTATCATTCTGACTGAAAAAGAGTTGGGAATCCGTAATAAATAAGAAGGAGAATATCTATGGCAAAAGCAAAATCTGGTGGCGGAAATACTAAGATTTCCTTTACTAATCAAAAGAAGGGCAAGACATCAATTGGTGGTAGTGC